TGAATCTTTTTACTACATCTTCAAAGGCTTGTCTTAACCATGGATAACCTGCACCATTTGCCATGTTTAGGATGGTTCCATGTTTTGCTTTACCACCTGTTGTAGGAGTAAACCAATTAGCTCCCATAGGAGACTTAGAATATAAGAATTCTGCATATGGAATACATAATTCTTCTAATGCTGATATTGTGTCAATAGCAATATACTTGTATGGTTTACCAGCAGAAGTTATAGCTGCTTCAAGATTAAACAAATCCTGAATAGTAGTGATTTTAATTTTCACTGCTGCTACATAATCAGATCCATCTTCTAAATCTATAAGTAAACTATCTTTAAGTTGAGACAATAATGTTGTCTTACCTACTTTAGGTTTACTAAAGATTACTAGATTTTTAGGACTTTTTGTTACTGCACCTACAATTCCTGTAGGTAATGTAATACCTGGTGTTACAGCTGTCGTTGCTGTATTTTTTACTTCTGCCATTTCTTACCTTCGTCAATTAAAGTATTTAACCATCTTTTGTTTGATAAGGGCACTTTGTTCACAATACAATAGATGTCTCTAATTGTCATTTGAGCATAGTGATTATCTTCTTTTTCTGTAAAAGGCTGCTCTTCATCAAAGCTTGCCATATCAACTTTCTCAAACTCTAAATCTAGAGTAGGTTGAGGTTTTTGCTCAACTTTAGTTGACGTTTTTGTCATCTCTGGATAAGCAGTCTCAATTTTGTTTCTGCTTATCAATTCTAAATCTGCCAATCTTACTGCATAAGTAGGAGTTGGTAGTAAAGTACCATCATTCTTTAATGTAACTTCTACACAAAAATTAGGTGCTGTCTTCCAATCAGGTTTGTTCTTTAGGACATAAAGATTTCTATGACCATCCTCATAAGGTTTGTCATACCAATCAAATAGTTCTACAAATACATCCTGGTTTTTTGAAAGTTCACTTGGAAAGAATCTAATACATTCAGATTTTCTTCCATCTACAGACTCAAATTCACTACCTTGGTAACATAATTTTGCATGAAACAATGGATTTTCAATACCATTCTCTACAAATAATTGTTCCCAATAAGGTTTAAACTCAGCTGTAATCACATTAATGTGCTTCTTTTTTCTTAATAGTTCTGCCATCTTTAACTAATTTATATTACTTTTCTAATAATTTTACAGTTAGGTTCATCTGTTTCATCAATACGCATCTCAGCATAATTTGCTCTATACCATTGAATACCAACTTCACCATATCTGTTTTTCAATACATGCATAGCCAAAAGATATTTGTCAGAAGGAGTAATCATATAATGATTAGGTCCATAATCTGATAGATTATACTTTGCAGGTCTGTTAAAAGCAATCATAACATCTGCACATTGTAATAAACTATCACTTCCAAAAACATCTTTTTCTGTAGGGTAATTTCCCAACTGCCCTGGCTTTTGTCTTTCAGCATCATCAATTTCCCTGTTCAACTGAGTTAGTATAAGAAACATAACAGGTAACTTATTTTTCATCTCTGCTAACATAACAGCAAGATTATTTAAAGTTTCTTGTTTACTTTTCTCACTACCACTTTGTTTTACCAACAAAGTATGATCTAAAGTTACAACAAATGGTTTCCCAACCTTTTTGTAAAATTGAATCAATGCTGATTGCATCTCATTAACTGTAAGAGCTTTGTCAATAATAAACTCTTCTCTAGTTTTGTTCGCGGATGCATACGCTTTTAACTTGTCAAAATCTGCTCTAGATAAAGGAGGCATTCCAGAATCTTTTGCAGATTGTAGGTATCTAATATTCATGTTATTTGCAGATGAGAACTCACGTAGTGCCATATTTCTACCTAGCATCTCAAACTGAAAATGTAATGTTGCAAAATCTTGGTCAGTATTTAAATTCTGTAGTTCTCTTGTTAAAGAGCTTGCTATCAAAGTTTTACCAACACCAGGTCTTGCACCTATTACATATAGAGAATTCCATTCTACACCATTAAGACCAATAGAATTAAACTGTTCCCATTGAGTCTTTAAAGATTTAGAAGATCCTGTTGCTCTATTATGAATATAGATCAAACCTTCATTCATTACGTCAGAGTAATGTTTCCATAAATCTGTGCTTGATGCACTCATAAATTTCAGTGATTTAGATTACGAAGATACTAAACTTTTGAGATTTAAACAAATAAATTTACCAAATAATTGGTACTTTTTTTTGATGTAAGAGATGTTGATTTGTTTCATTAAACACATTGTTACAATTCCATTTTGACTCTTTTGCATATGCTGCTGATGCAGGATGTGTGCATTCAAGTAAAACAGTATTATTCAATACATTATCTACTAAATCTTCATACTCTTGTGCTTTTCTACCCATGAACACCCACACATAGTCGTTGTAGGAAGCATTCAACATGTCTACTAGATAAGCAATGAATGGTTGCCATATGTCAAAATGTTTACCAATCTTGTTAATCTCTGTAGTTAGTGCAGTGTTAAGTAGTAAAACACCTTGGTTTGACCAGCGTCTCAAATCTGGATCAAATGTTTTTGGATCATATTTACCTTCATATACTGTATCATTAACAGCTCCAAAGATGTAACGCAGTGATGCCTCTGCTCTTTTTGTATTACCACAAGAGAATGCTATACCATCAGCAACTCCCATTTGTGGGTAAGGATCTTGTCCTAGTACAATAACTTTAGTTTTATCATAGGGACACTCCATAAATGCACTAAACACTTGTTTAAGAGGAGGTGTAAATCTCTCTCCATCAGCAACACATTTTTCTAGTGTTGCAATTATAGTCACAAAGTCTTCTGATAATAGAAAACCTTTTAGTATATCATGCCAACCAGATGGTTTAAGCATCTCATATAACTTTTTTGCATATTCTTCTGTGCTAAGTTTTTGTGTATTAGACATATTTGTTTACATTTGTTGTTTAAAAATAAAATTATGGAAACACCTGAAAAAATTAAAATTATTAAGAAAGATGCTATATTAGCTGTTAATATTAGTACTCATTTTTATACTAGATGCAAAGCTATAGCAAATTATCTGATTGATGGTAAGTCAAATGCAGAAATGACTGAAGCTTATGAGAAGATTAAAAATGAAAAAATTGATGAACCTTGGATTCAACATTTAGAAACTATATTAGTACTATGTGCTGAATTTGATAAACAAGCTAGTGAAACAAACAATCTTGAAGAATTAACTAAAGAAGAGTTTGAAAAAATGATTACATCTGCATTAGGTGATCAAAAGTAAAATCCAATTAAATTTCCTACTTCAATACATGATTGTATTGCATCTGAAATTTCTTTTTTACTACATTTACCAAAACTTTTAAACTCACTAGAAGCAGGATCTAATAGTCCTGCTTTTTGTTTTATAACAAGTTTCATATCATCAAATGTATCTCCTGTTTCCCTTGCTAAATCTCTAATCATAGCATGTACTTTTGCTATTTGACCTAGAGTTGCATCATTTTCATTCTCAATTTTTGTAATATATAACTCAACAATTTCACCTTCTGCTAATTCTTTCTTAAACTCAAAATAATTAGCAGCATCTATAGTAGTCAATGGTTTTAATTCACCATTATGTTTTCCAAATTTAACGCTTATATTCTGCATCTCTATATTTAATTTTACTTTGATCTAAATCACTTAATGCACTGATTACCCATTCTGTATCTACAGTATCCTTGTAAGCAAGAATATGTATATAAGCTGTTTGATCAGGATTAAGTCTCAATAATCTACCAATTCTTTGTGCAGCTTTTCTTTCATTACTATATGCATGCATAATAATTCCATATTTTAAATTAGGAATGTTTATACCTTCATTAAGTTGAATTACTGCTGATAGACAGTTAAATTCTCCACGTTTAAACTTTTCAAGGTTTTCTTCACTGTCTTTATTCTTACTATGATAAGTATTTGAACATACTCTTTCAGCTTGTTCTGTAGTGTTACAGAATACAAGACATTTATCATCTACATGTTGCAGTAAATGTTTAGCATATCTCTCTTTAGTTTCATATTCCATAAGAGCTTTCATACGCATGATGCGTGTTCTCTCTTTCTTAAATCCAAAACCTTCAAGTTGCTTTGTCCAGTATGCATAGTTATCTTTTTCAGTAGACATAAAGAATCCTGTTTTAGTCTTAACTTTGTGAGTTCTTGCAGTAGATAATGGTAATAAATGTACAATGATTCTATAATCATTAAGAATGTCATCTTCAACAGCATCATCAGTTACATAACTGTATGCTATAGGACAATATGTGTTTACCATCTTACCTTTCTCAGAGTTAGCATGTCTAGGTGGTGTACCAGAAAGACCTAGTATCTTACCAGGATAAAAAGCTAGATACATATCATGTGTATTCAACAAGTTATGACACTCATCTAAGTACACACAATCATATGCTGTAGTTTGTTTATCAATAGATCTATATGTAGTAAACTTAATATGTTCTAATAGATGTTCAAGTTTAAACTTTACAGCTTCTTCTTTCCAGGTAGTGAATATAGAAAGTTTAGGTGCCACAACTAAGAAGTCTCTGGCACCTAATTTATATTCTTTATCCATATGTAGAAGACCTATGAGAGTTTTACCAACTCCCATAGATACTCCTAATCCACATCTATGCTTGTTCTCTGTTGCTTGTAGAGCCAGGTTTTGTATTTCTTCTCTCTTGGATTGGTCCATTATCTTTCTTTTTGTAAGATCTTTGTTTAGGCATCTCTACTTTGTTATAGGTGTTTTGCAAAGTTTCATTTTTTAATCTTGTTAGATCATAAGCTTCTTTGTCAACCCATCTGATGCTTAACAGATTTTTGTTTAACCATCTTCTTAAAGCTGATGGTTTACTTTGCATCCAAAGCATTAATCCTTTACCTTGTTCAGCATCTTCTTGTGTATTGGTTCCCATTATAAAGAAACCTACAAATTTTTCATTATTCATTATTTAATCTATTAAGTGATAAATTCAGTGCTTTTGCTTCTTCAGGATGAGTTTCTACATAATTATGACAATTTCTGCATAGAGCTATCCATGTAGATACATCATTCAAATATTCACCTCTTCCTTTCATATGATGTACATCTGAAGCAACTAATGTACAATCTTTTAATCTTGCTTTACAAGATTTGTTATTATCATTTTGAAAAAACTTATTTCTCAGTACAGAATACAACTGATCCTGTATACTTTTTTTGTCAGATTTAGGTTTGATTGGTTTAGGTAACTTCTTTGGAAGTGGAGCTGAGTTATCTCTTAACCAACATTGTCTACAATACTTGTTTCCATTGTGGTTTTTCCATATAACTTGTTCAGTCTCGCAACCATCACAAATCTTCTTTTTGACTTGGATCATTTATTGTTCTAGATTATCATAGTCAATGTAATCATCATCAAAGATCTTATCTTCTGGAGCAACATCTAACAAATCTTCTACTTCATCTTCAGAAAAATCATCTTCTAATTCTTCTTGGATATCTTCACGTGCTGGACCATGTCTCAATACACTGTGAATAAAAGGGTCATTAAACTCTTCACCATAATTATAAGCAACCATATTCTTAAGCTCCTCATCAGTCATCTTAAGATATTGTTCTATTGACATTTCAACACATTTACCATTAGGTAACTGATATATCATTATGTTTAAGTTTTAAATTATGTATTAAAAGTAATATATAATTTTCCACTAAAACTGTTAAAATTACAAGATTTGCAAAATATTTTCCATTATAACGCTATAAACTAGCATTATTTGTAAAATTATCAATAAAATCTTGAAAAGTATAATGTATAGCTCTACAAGAAGAACCTGTTTCATTCCAGTTGTTTACTGATAGTTTTTGTTTTACAATATTAATATGTATCAAAAACTTAACATCAGCATACATCTGAGTTCCTATACCAAAACCATCAGATTTAGACCATTGTTCTGGTGGTACCATTCTACAAAATAACATTCTTGAAAGATAATCAGCATCATTCCATCTTTCTTTCTTACTTAGAACATCATGTACAACATGTAATAAATCATGAGCTAAATCATTAGTGTACAAAAATGTACTACCAAACTCATCCATGATTTCTATTTGACCACTATTTTCATTTCTGACCATAAGCAAATCTGAATCCTAGTTTGAACCACAATATTTTTAAGTATATAGAATACTTAAAAGAAGATAGTATAGATTCTTTCTTAATGAAAAAACCTATACCAAATTCTCTGTTTGTGATATTACAAATTGGTTGAGCCTTCATAAGCTACAGTTGTAGAACCAAATCCTCCTTCACCTCTTTCAGTTTCAGATAATTCTTCTACTTCTTCAAATGTGATTTGTGGATAAGGTATGATTATCAATTGAGCAATTTTGTCACCCATTTTGTAAAGTTTACCATCAGGTAAGAAACCAAACTTAACCATGATTTCACCTCTGTATCCAGAATCTATAACACCTACACTATTTCTTAAGTGCATGTCATATTTAGAGATACTACTTCTAGGAAATACTAATCCTACATAACCTTCAGGAATTTCTACTGCAATACCTGTATGACAAACAACATTGCCAAACTCATCTTTACTGATGTCTACAGCAGTAAGATCCATTCCAGCATCTCCTTTGCGTGCATAAGCTGGTGTTTCTACCAATTCATGTAACTTCTTAAATTTTACTTTCATATTTATTAGTTTTAAAGTTACAATATTACAAAAAATAATTTACTCTTTCACATCAATGTTAGAAATAACATCATCAATTGTAGCTGGTGGATTTACTAAAGACTCACCATAGTCTACAGCTTCTTCAATAAGATGTAGTATAGCTTTCCACATCTCATGATTGTGTTGTGAGTTACTGATGAATCCAAATTCATTTCTAGGACTACCATGTGGTAATACTATATATGATTTTGTATCATAATTAACTTTTAAGATAACTTTTACCTTACATGTTCTACCAGTTTTATCTGTGTAGGTATCTGTGAATGTATATTCACTGTTTACAAGTGTATTCATATTATTCTGTTTTAATATTTTGTGATATAAGAAAGTCTCTATACATTCTAGAAAATCTTCCTCCTAATTCTCCTTTTTCACTATCTCCTAAATCAGCATTTTTTTCAAGTCTGATACAGTCAATAAGTTCACCATCTTCATTAGCAATTTTACCTTCTCTGATGATATCATGTATTTCTACACTTGCTGTATCACTAGTTTCATAAGAACTAATTAATACTTCAGTTTTAGGCATAGCTTTCCAATCTTCAGGTACACCACCTTCTATGTCAGCTTTTCTTAACCAAGCTTCAGAAGAATAAGAAAAACAAATAATTCTATGTCCATCTTCTTCAAGTTTCTTGAAAAATAAAGGCATAATTTTTAAAAAAGTTTTTTTATTTTCTTCATTTTTAAGAGCTTCTTCAGGAACTGGTGCCAATACTACACTATGTTTGTCATTTTTAACTGTAAGTACAGTGCATACAGGTGGTAAACTACCATGTGTAGCTATTAATCTTGCCATGTTTTCTTTGTTTTCTTTTTTAAAACTTTCAATGTGTTCTAATTCAGTCATGATTTGTGTATAAAAAGTTATTAAAAAGGTAATGCATCACTATCTATGTCTTTTGCATAGTCAGGATCTTCAGTTACTACTAAATCAAGTTCATCATTTACATATACTGTTGATGATTGAGTAAGTACACCTGTAGTATTAAATAAACCTGATGAACTTCTAGCATTTATTTGAACACTTATTATGTGTCTTGCTTGTTCATCTAACCAGTTATTAGGAATATTTACAGCAGGAGCTGATGTTACAGCACCATCTAATTGTGCAATCCACCATTCAGCTGGTTTTAAGCTCATTTTAAAAAGTTTATCTTCTGAAGCAGTTGGACACCATTTTAGTTTTTTACCTTGCTTAGAGATAAAATAATGCACCTTGAAAGGTCTTTTGTCAGAGTAAGCATCAAGCTTTTCTTTTGTAGTACTGCTTACTTCAATACCAGCTTTTTCCATTAATTCATGGATTTTAACAACAGCATTTACATTATTGTCATACTGTAGACCATAATAATGGTCAAAAATTTTACTATAATCTTTCATAGTACTAATTATTAATTGTTTTTAATTGTTGATCTAAAAATGTATCTGTTAATGACTCAGAAGAATTGTCTATGTATTTTGATTCTATAGGTTCTATAAAGTTATTATCTATAAACTTTAAAAACCATTCTGCAGATTTTTGAATACCTTCATCCTTATCAATATAAGGAGATGCAAAATATCTTCTACCAGATTCTTGAAATTTAAAATGATAGTTAAAAGCACCCATATTTGATAATCTAACCTTATGAGAACTTCCCATAACACAACCAGCTTCTTCCATTCTTTTATGTACTTTTATAATATCATCAATACTATTTTCATCTTTATTTAACCAATAGTTTTTGCTCATCTTCTTGAGGTTTTAAATCTTCTTCCCACTCATTAGATAATACTGTATGAATGTGTTCAACTTTTGCAGCTAAACCATTCATTTCAAGATGTTTAAGAGATTGCAGTATTTCTGCAAGATTGTCTATTGTTTCTTTTTTGTTTAACATAGGTGGTAAATTTTCTTTAAAAAGGTTATCTAATATTTCCATGTCTTCAGAAGTAACACCATCAACACCTAAACTAGTGATAAAATTATCAGCATTTTCATAGTATTCATAGCGTTCTTCTTCATATAAGTAGTCATTGATTAATGAATCAACTCCATCTTCTTGATCATATATATATTGTGCATAAGAACAATCATATTGTTGTTCTATATCACCTTTGTCATATATATAAACTCCAGCAAAATCACATCCTGATTCAGAAAAATTAATAGTACATCTTACTTGATATTCTTCAGAAATCATAAGCATTAATGGTGCAACAGAACTCCATGCTGAGTCACCATTTACTTGCATAAACTCATCATGCTCTCTAGTTATATCAAATTCCCACCATCTAGTACCATATTGATGATAGTCTCCTTGAGCAACAGGATCAAAAGTATCACTATCTACAAAAAATAAGTTACCAAAATCTGCAAAGTAATCTACAGTTTCATATTTATTAAATATTGCTTGTAACTTATCAAGTGTTTCTTTGTCACCTTCTATACTAACTGCATTCCAACAATGATTTGCCATAATTTATAATGTTAATTGTTGTACAATACGCAAAGCATGATCTCTGTTTAGTGCATCAAAAGGACCTACTACTTTTTTACAAAATGGTGATTCTTTAGCTTCTTGAATATCAAGAGGTTCTCTGTAAGGTTTAGCTTGTAATGTACCAGATGTATGAAGATATCCCCACCATGGTGTTACTTTACTTTTAAACTCTTCATCAAGAGATTGGTCATGGGTAAACACTTTTTTACAGTTAGCACATATAAGACCATTACCATCTTCTGTATAAGATACAATTAGTTCTCCTTCTTTAATGTGTTTACTGCAAGTTTTACAATCACATGCATTTTTAGTTTTGCAATGTGGACAATAAAAAGCTCCTAGCATATTAAATAGTTTTAAGTTGTTGATCTAAATAAGTATCTGTTGGACTATCTGCAGTATTATCAAAATACTTTTTACCAGATAATCTTGCAATCCACCACTCATAAGGTTTAAATTTCAGTTTATGAGCAAATGTACTATCAAGTTTTAAACCTCTTAGTTCTGGTCTAGCAGCATATTCTGTATCAATATATAAATGATAACTCCAAGGATTACCTTTATGAACTACAGTATCTCTTGCTTCTGTAGAAACTGAAGTTAAACCACCTAAACTTTCATAAAGTTTATGAATAGTTCTTCTTTGATCAACAGTAGTAAAATGCATACCTAATGCATCATACTTGTTAAACAGTTTGTCAAATGTTTTTTCTTCCATAAGATACTTTTAGTCATCTACTAATGTAGATTTGTTATACTTTAGGAGAAGTATTTTACTGTCTTTACCAAACTGAACTTTAATAGCTTCACCTGGAATAACATTAATCACTTCTCCTGTACCAAATTTAGTATGTTTAATAGTTTGACCTATTACATACTCTTTTTCTACTTCCTTTTTAGGTTGTTTCATTTTGTTTTTTTACAATTTCTATTAATTCTTTAAGACAAGCAAGTTCAGCTTCTTCATAAGTTTTAAATACAGTATTTTCATTTTCTTCCATATAAGAAATTTGAATTACTTTTCTATATCCATAACCATCAATTTGAATATTTTTACAAACTATATAATGTAAATCATACTTCTCTCTAAACCATCTAAATGCTTGTTGGTAAATTGGAATAGAAACAAAAATATCTTTATGTCCTACTACTCCAAAATCATACTCTTTATTAAAATTTTCAGAATAATTTGGCATAAAATACCTAATTCTATTAGGAACATTTATGTTTATATGTGGTTTTGTGTAATCAAACATATTAGCACAACAAGGTTCGTTAAATCCTAATTCTTTTAAAGCTAATGCAATCTCATAGCTAACAAATTCTTTTTGCATAACTATATGATTTTAGGTGCTAATAGCATGTTAAGAATAGATTGTTCACCTGTAGATAATCTTGTAAGTTTAACTTTTTCAAGTGTTGCCAAGTTTAATGCATATAATTCACATTCATCTTGATCTACAATAATCTGATCAATTACAACCTTCATTTCAAATTCTTCATTAAATGCTTTTTTCATGTCAGCATCTAATGTGTAACCATTCATTCCAATAAGCATCTGTTCTATAAATAATAAATCATATAACTTATAGATATTTGTCAATTTTAACAACTCTGGTTCAGTGAACATCTGAAAAGTATTTGTAATACCTAATCCTTTTTTAACTTGCATATAAGCTACAAAAGATGAAAACAATCTTGTGTTTGCACTCATGAATACAGGAAACTTATTAGGTCTAACACCTTCTTCAG